TCTCGGTGTCTATGATTGTGAATACACTTCCTCCATTAGCTACATTGTCGGGATGTAGGGCTAAATAATCTTGAAGGTTAGGCTTCGTTTTAGGAACAGACAACAATGATTCTTGAAAAACAATATGGGAACGAATACCATTAGAAGACTGCTCATCAACATATACAGAAGGTTCATTCTCACAATATCTAATCTCACGAACTGTATCTTTTTGAGAGTCGTAAATGCTAATATTGTTTTGCCTTAGTTTAAACCAAATACCTCCATTTTTAACAATAGAATATACTTGATCCTTACGACCAACTTCTTCTTCTTTTCTTTTGGGAGTGAAAACTACTTTAGGAGTTGTAGCAGTTTTTTTAGGGGGTGTAGCGGTAGCAGTACTTGCTCCAGCCACTTTTCGCTTTGTAGCCATTTTATTAAATATTAAATGAAATTAAAAAAAAAGGGAAGGGGCAACGCCCCTTACCCTATGTGTTGTATCAATTACTTGATAAGCATGTGACGGTTTGCAGCACGAGTTACCAAACACATCTCAGAACGATAGTTGAACTGAGCAACGTCTTTAGTGTCGTTAGTAGCACCCATGAAAGAACCTGTAATCCAGTGTTCCATTTCACGAGAGTAACCGTTAGTGTTCTTGAAGTTCATCTCCAAAGATGGGTTGCGATCTCCACTTTGTGGGTCAACTACAGTTGACATTGGAATAGCAACACCTTTGAAAACAGAATCACCCAACAATGTAGGGTCGTTCAACAACTTCCAATCGTGCTTGTGGAAAGTGTATCCACCACGAGAGAATGATTTGAACCCTAAGCTAATCGCAGTTTCAGCACTGTTATTGAACGCACCGTAAGCGGCAGAACCAGCACCTGTTAAACCATCAGCATGAACAGCAGTAGACCCTAGTAAGTTAGCAGAAGCCAACATATCATCAATAGCCAAGTCTTGGTCACGGTTTACGTACAATGCGTACTCAGAACCAGCACCTTGCTTGTCAAACTGCTTAACGATAAGGTCAAGCTCACCTAATGTGTCAATAAGACCAGTGTGAACCATACCACGATTTTCAATAGCAGAGAAGTAACCTTCTGAACCAGAAATATCTGTAACTGCAGCTTGAATACCTGCCGTATTGGGGTCGTTATCCTCTAAGAATTTTTGACCTAACAACATCATCATTTCACGCTTGTCCATGAAACGCTGACGAGTATCTTGCTCACCTTTTACGTACCAACGGTAGTCACCGTTACCCAAGTTAATCCAACCAATGTTAGTTGCTTGAGAACCTGTTACCTTAAAGATGTCTTTGATAATCATATAAGGGTTTGTACGCTTTACAACGTTGCTCTCCAAGTAGCTAGTTTGTTGGTCAGATCCCTGAGCAAACAAGTTACCAACGATTGGAAATGAACTACTAGTAAGAGAATTTACAGTATCATTAGTAGCCAAATCAACAAGGTCTAATGAACCGGATGTTGTTGCACTTGGTACAGCAATAGCACGAATACCTGAAGCAGGAATCAATATCACATCGTTAGGACGTAATACATCATTTGTACCTGAAGTCCAAACACCTGAAGCACTTGTTGAACCTACCGCTTTAGCGTGTAGTCTAGTTTCTTCCCAGTACTGTACTTCATCAGCACTACCGCTAGATTTTGTTGCTCCCACCATTTGTAGGAAGCCTGTAATACCTTGATTACCGTACGTCTTTACTAAAGCGTCACGATTATCAGGTTTGTTCACCTCATTGATATAATCAGAGAGGGATGTGTATTTAGCCGGATCAAGTTTCTTAATAGAACTAGGGCTAAAATCCGTAGGGGTTGATGTAAAAGCCATTTTTTATTTTTTTAAAAACCTTTAATATTCATTACGTTTCCATTACCACCCAACTCTCTAAGTAGTCGCTCCATCTGTGCATCTTGACCACCTTGCTGTGGAGTATTTGACGGAGATTGTGCTTGTACGTTAGACGCATTACTTACAACCTTACGTTGCCCATCACTCAAACCTTGTTGGTAAACACTCTTGACAATTTCGTCTATGTTGTCTACAACTGTTTGATGCATGTTCAACTTGTCAATATTCCACGCTCCATCGCCTTCCACATATTGGTCGAAGAACTCTTCGAGTCGTGAGTTTTTATCAATGAGTTGTTGGCGGTACTCATCACGCAATCCATAATTGAACGATTCGCCATTGGGCAATTTAAATTCAACCGCCTCAAGTGCTGAGGTTTCTTGTTGCATGTTGGTATACCAACTCTCATCAAAAGGACTTTGTATCTCTTCCTGGGCAGTAGTAGTCTCCACTGGTAAAGTGTAGCCTTCACGTAGGGAAGAAATGTCCTGTCGAGCTTTCGTAGCATCAATTTTCAATTGAAGTGTTGAATCCGCAATTTCATCTTCATCAAAGCGCTCTGAATCTAATTTATATTTACGGTTCATTAAGCGGTCAACCTCTTGTGATGTTAAGTCGGGATAGTCATTCTGAATGGATAGACGCACTGCTGATAAATCATCCATTTCGGAAGGATTCAGCTGTTGGTATCTAAACCAATCTTCTGGAGAACGACCGGTCTTCTCAACGAAATCAAGAATAGGTTTTAACCTCTCATCAATTTGCAATTGTGGCTCTTCTGGCTCTCTATTTACTAGTTCGGATAATTGCTCAATGGTCATGTCATCGTATCCTAGCATTTCGCTTACCATACTAACAGCCATCTCATTAAGCTCTTGCTCCGAGACATCGTAATCTTCATCGTTATTTAAAGAACTTTGCTCTTCCACCTCTTGCTGAGGTTCGGTAGCAGTATTTTCTTGTACAGGCTCTTGTACCTCTTCTTGTACTTCTTGAGATACTTCTTCTTGTACAGGTTCTTGTACGTTATCTTCTACTGTTTGAGTAGATTCCTCCGTAGGTGTTGCATCAAACGTGCTAGGGTCATCACTAATGTCTATCCCTAACTGTTTTGCAGCGCTTTCTATATCGCTCATAATTAACTGAATTTAAATACGTTACAAATTTAATATAAAAAAACATACAATATTATTTGTTTATATCGTGTGAATATTATTACTTGCTTGTATTAATCAACCATTATTATGAAAAGAGTATTATTCATGTTAGCGATGGTCTTGGGGAGTCAAGCAGTCGCACAAAGTGTACCAAGTGTTATCAATGACTTGGATTACAAAAAAGTAGAAATAGCCACCGAAGATGGTGAGTTGTTTGATGCGTTTGTTGTAGAAGATGATTACAATACGCTAAAGAAAAGAATCAACAAACTCCATGTCGTTGAAGTAGATAGAGAAGGATCGCTTCTCTTTGTTGTCCGAGAGGATGACACCTACGAATATGTAAGTAGTAGAGGGTTTAAATTTAAAAGAATAACCATCTACGAAAAATAAAGAGAGGGGCTTTTGCCCCTCTTTTTTATTTAAAAACGTTTTTCAGTTTCCTTATCTTTTTGTGTCTCTCCTTGAGAACGAATACGCCTTGCACGTTCAAAGTCACCTGCCTTTTCTGCTTTCAAAGCCATTTTTTCACGTCTCTCACGCTGTATACGTAAAGCGTTTTCTTCTTTCTCTTTTTTGCTTTTTTCTTTTTTAGCTAAATAATCTGCTGAAGCTTTACTTTTTACCGCTTTACGCTTTTTTCCTGGACCAGCGCCTCCGTCCATATATTTTTTTACAGGTTTCATTTAGATGCCTTTTTTAGTTGATCTTCAAATTTACGATTTTCTTTCAATAGTATTTTTTGCACATAGTCACGTGTTTCTAGCGGTAGTCCATCCAACCAATCTAAAGACTTGTAGATATCTGTGCCTTGTTTCTTTTGCTGATTGAGGTAATTGGATAAATTACCACGCCCCCAATTGTACGCTGCCAATGTCTTTGCTAAACGCACCTTATTCTCTTGATTAGGCTTATTGATAAATGAAGAGTTGTATAAATTTTCCATATACCAATTCTGCACCTTCTTGTTTACCGCAGGATCAAACAAGTTGTCTTCCTTTTTTATTATACCCGCCTTTACAGCATCCGCTTTTACACTAGGCATAATCTGACCCAAACCTTTAGCCCCCGCAGGAGATACTGCTTTAGGATTAAAGGTAGACTCTTTAAATCGTTGCCTTCTTAATATCTCTTGTGATCCTGGTCCTTGCAATGTGTTTGTGGTATCCGAAACACTAGCAGTATTAGGTCTACGAGGAGGGTCGGTAACATTACCCCCCTCTTCGTATGACCGATACTTCTTAACCTTTTTTGCAATATTCTTAGGTTGCGGTACAAATTGTTTACCGCTTTTATCACCCTTTGCTTTTGCTCTATTGGTAGCTGCCCTTTCCGCAGGACTCAAAGCCTTCCATGCTGCATCTGGTAAATAACGCTTCTTACCTTCAGACTTACTTCCGTCCGAAGTTCTCCACTTTTGCCTTGTCCATTCCTTTAATGAACGTTGTGATTTACCTAGTGCCATTAGTTTTTATATCCGCCTCCTTTAGCTTTATACTCACGTGCTAACATCTGTGCTTTACGAGCTGACCATTGTCCTGCATTACCTCCTTTTGTTCCCGCCTTAATTCTTTCAAACAAACGCTTTCTCATTCCTGGTTTTGTATAATTTCCAGCTTCGTTTACTTTGGATTTCTTTGCTTTCATAAGGACTGTTTAAAGGTTTATCTAGCTACCACAGGCTTCGCAATCTTCAGGGTTTTCAATGTTACAGGTTGGTTGTTCTGCTGATTCTAATTCGTTTACGAAATTTGCAAAGCTGTCGCTCATTAGAAAATATTTATAGGTTAAACAAAAACGAGCTACGAAGTTACGAATTATACCGCTTCTATTTTTTCTTCATCATCCCAAGAATTGTATCTTTTCTTTTTTCATTTAAAGCCTTGTTGTTGTCTCTATATAGTATTATTGCAAATATGATAAGTGCTACCATAATAGCAAAAAACGTAGGAACTATAGAATACTGCCAATTAGCAGTGGCTAGATTAGCTTTGTCTTCAACGCCCCCTCTCCAACTATCCTTATGGTCTTTGTGTACATAGATGTAACGCATCTGAGACATATCGTAATCAACAGATACGCTATCCTTATAGCCACTTGCCCAAGTTCTAACGCTATCTGCCCAACTATTTTTTTTCTGTGGCATACTTCACTCCCATTATTGTTCCTATAATACTAAAGCTATTAGTCAGCAGTATACCAAACAAATTACTCCAAGCGTTTCCAAGTATTGTGGTGTCTTTGTTAGCCAACATAGCTGTAACATACATAATTGTAGTTAGCACCCCTACACCTATAATGATAACTAAAGCTACCTTTACAATAAGACCTATCAATTCAAACTGCGTACGCTTCTGCATGAGGTCTAAATCCTCAACAGCCTCGTCTCTTAGTTTCTCTGCTTCATCTTTCTCATTCTGAAGTTCTATAACAAGAGCCTTGTTTACCGTAGCTGCCTCTTCAAGTTCTTTGTTCTGAGCCTGTACTTGCTTAGTGACATCAAGCCTTTTCTTTCTAGCTAATCTATCTTTTGTCTTGCACTCCTCTATATATGTAACGACATCTTTATCTAAAGAACCTTTGATTATTTTTACAAAGTTTCCTTCTAAATAAACCTTTTTAGCTTTTGCTTTTAGTAAGGCTTCATTTATAGTGTCGTTACCATTTATCATTTATAGATTTTAAATGGAGCAGTTCTAGCCACGTAGCCATCGTAGTCTTTTACAAACTCCTCTAGGCGTGGCTCTATTTCGTCAGACTTAATAATCCAAAACTGTGCGCCTACAGCTTTCGCTTTATCAATTTCTTGGTTGTCATCTGATGAGGAGATAATACCTATCACCACACCATTACCATAGTCGGTGTTGATTTTGCGTATTAGTTCAATACCATCAAAGCTAGATCCTATAATGTTAAGGTCTACAAACACACACTCTGGTCTATCTGTTGCGGGACTTTCTTCAAACCACTTTTTAAAGAGGCGGTCTGCTTCGTCTGAAGAGTTTAATGCTTGTAAGCTTAGTGTCATGTCAAGAAGGCTACACGCATCCTCAAACACTAAGTGAAATAAGTCTTCGTCATCTACTAATAATATAGAGTCAATCATAGTTGTATTCTTATTTTTGTTCCTTGTTCTAATTTTTCTGCTGTTATTTTAAAACCGTGTTCTTCAACGATTGCTACACAAATGTTTAATCCAAGACCGCTTCCGTTTTCATCTTGGTCTTCTTTTCTTGCGTAAGCTTTAGAGTACCTCTCAAAATCTTCTTGAGACATACCCCTACCGTTGTCTTCTACTACTAAAGTATTTTCTTTTTCCATGTAAATAGAAACTCGCTTTGTAGAGTTATCATTATACTTTAGTCCGTTTCTAATTAAGTTGTCTACAGCAGTACAAAACAAAGCCTCATTGACTTTATAATCTACTAGTTCTTTTACTTCTACCTGTTTAATGTATGACGTTGACGATAAGTAACTCAACAGAATATCTCGTAGGTTTACTACGTTCTTTTCTAGTTGAGCATCATTCTTTACAAGGTTAGTAAACTCTTTGACTCCCTTGTATACTTTTTGTGTGTGTATCAACCCCTCTTGAATCATTTTAAGCGGTGCTGATATTTTTAACTCTATTATTTTTTGTTGTGTTAATCTGCGTTTTAAGGAGTTTAATCCTCTAGGAATGTATGTATTGATTCCAGAATGCATATCGTGCCTTAGAATCTTTGCAGCGTGTTCTAGATACCCATTCTTTTTGCTTACCTCAAGCTCAATGAGTTTTTTGTCTGTAATATCAGAGGCAATCTTTAGCACACGATAAACCTCTCCGTATGGATTTTTAATAGGATTGTAGTTTCCGTATATCCAAAAATCTTCACCTTCTTTGTTTATCCGTAAGAACTCACCACTTTTAACCTTGCCTTTTTTTAAATCGTACCAAAACTTTTTGTATCCATCAACATCAATAGTATTAGGTAAAAGCATCCTGTGTGATTTTCCTACAAGTTCTTCTTTGGAATAACCTGTTGTTTGACAAAATATATTGTTACACGAAAGTATTGTACCATCAGGATCAAACTCTACTAGGGCATTAGACTGATTAATCGCAGAAAGCGTATCGTCTATAGACTGAAACTTATATCTAACTTTTCTAATATACTCTACTACCACAAAGAAAAAGAACGGCATAAATAAAACTACTGCTCCCCATCCTATCCAAACAGACTTCATAGTAAGTTTAGTATACTGTATAACTAAAGCCGTTTGATAAGAGAAAAAAGATATCATAATAGCAATGGCTATTGCTAAAGATATCTTAGATAGTAACGAGAGTTTCATTTTTTAGCCTTGTCTTTCCGAAGAAGATACCAGCGTTGTAAGGTGTATCCGATAGATACGATTAGAAGCATTAGCTTGAGAGCCATCTCAACTTGAGCCATAGATATTGTAAAGGCTGTTGCGTTTAGTAGAATTAGTCTGAAGTCTGATTCCGTCATTACCACTTAACCTTATTCGCCCAATATGCAGCAGACAGCTTACCTTTGGCAATGTTTTTACGATGACGAGCTTTAAAAGAAGCACGTTTCTTCTTCATGCGATCGGACTCTCCAGCTTTAGGCTTTCCAGCAGTACTTGCCCCTTGTTCGCCAAAACGAATGGTTTTGATAACATCTCCAACCTTAGCTACAACGATGTGAGACTTTTTAGGATGACTAGGAGTGCGCTTAGGTTTATTGAAACCAGATACCCCAGCTCTTGCTAATCTTGAGTCTTTCTTCTTCGCTTTCATTACACAAAGATATAAAAAAAGGCTGCACGTAAATGCAGCCTTCTGATTATGAATCGGTTACAATTAAACTGTTTCTTCTTTCTGTAACTCGTACTCTCCCGTCTGTATATCAATAGATATGTTTCCGTACTTTGATTCTAAACCTCGTTGAACACCAGAAAGGGTTTCGCTGTGCTTTATTACTTCTAGTTGGAGTAGATGCTTCTGAGTAGTTGCATCTGCAAGTGCTATTTTAAACTCGTTGAGTTTCCCAACGCTTTCCTGTAAGGATTTTAGTTCTTCTTCTGTTAGTTTTTCCATTGTATTAAATTTTATACAAATATACTACTCTTCAATAACACGAGTGACAGAAGTAGGCGTTGCCATCTCTACAAGTGTTGCATCTAACGCTTCTTGTATCTCTGTTACTCTCTCTTCACCTAAAGCGACTTTAGTCCACTCAATTACATTAGCATGAGTAACCTCGTTAAATGCGGTAAAACTTGATAAATCTTCTACTTCAAGTGTTTGAGTTCCTATATGCGTAGTCTCATTTGTACCATCAGATCCTGTTACTCTCCAATGTACGTTGTAAACTACATCTGCCTGCTCGTTGTGGGTGGGATAAGTGTCTACTGTTTTACAATCCCAAGTGTAAGTGTTTGCCATTTTTGTTTTTAAATTATTTGTGTCCAACCTGTTGATTTGTAAATATACAAACCTTCTGTTGAATCCGTTTGATAGACTATTAATCCTGTTGCTGGTGATGATATTGCTGTTCGTTGTGCTGCTGTCATTCGAGGAAACAACACTCCTTTAGTAGTTGAAGCTACATCAAGTAAAGCTGTAGCTTCTGGACTTGTAGTACCAATACCTACGTTGCCTGATGAAAGTATTGCAAGTTTGGTTGATTCATTGCTACCATCGTTGTCTCTAAAGCCTAAATTTATTTCAGAGCCTCCTGTTGAATCGGAATCAACAGTAAGATTTAATTTATGTACACTTGAATCGGTTTCGTCTTGTTTGTGATAAATCCTCGCAACCATGTCATCGACATCAAAATTTAAAGTTTCAGCGTTATATCTACCTACTCTTAATCTTGGGTTCGCTGTAGTGTCTACTTTAAAAATATCAATAGATTCAAAAACTCCCTTACCTACGACATGCAACTTTTCTGTTGGATTTGGCGTACCAATACCAACTCTTTCGTTTGCAAAATCGAAAATAGCGAGGTCTTTATCAGCAGCATTATCACTGCCATCAGAAGCACCAAATCCCCTAATACGCAAACTACCATTTTGATATGCGCCTATATACGGATTATTGCCTACACCTCTTGCAATGAATCCCCAATTAGAGCCGTTGTACAATCTAAATACCCCTTCAGTACCGTTTTGCTCTATTGAGGTATAAGTGGTTGTGCTTGGGCTTGTGCCTCGTAATTGAAATCCGTTATTTCTTGCAATAACAAGACCCTCTACATCTAATTTTGCAACAGGTGATGTTGTTCCAATACCTAATCTTCCTGTTGAGGCAATTACAACTGAATTACCCGAAGCGTTCTTAAATTTAATATCGTTAACTCCTGCGTCACCAACCTGTATGCTATCAGTACCTGTAGATGATATTGCTCTTTGAGTTGTAGCAGATAAATCTATTCTATAAGCATCACTTTTTACTTCACCATTTACATCTAATTTATAAATTGGACTTGTAGTACCTATACCTACGTTGCCGTTAGTACCTTCGATAAACATAGCAGTTCCGTTAGTTACACTTCCGAATTGTATGTCTCGTGTACTATCAGACTCTAAAGTTAATATCCCCGATGTATTATATAGTTTTCCTACATATGTGGTACTTGTACCTACTCTCCATGCTCCGTTTACATAAGCATCTCCGTTGATGTATAATTTATCACTAAAAGAAGTAGTTGTTGCGTTTAAAAGTAATTGCCCACCCCGTATAATTCTTAAAGCCTCACCTGTTGAGGTTTCAAACGCTATATGTCCTGTTGATGCGTTTGCGGTATTCTTGATAACCATACCACCACTTGCACTTGCTAACCATTGATTGTAACTAAACTTGTTATTAGCACTATTTACACCAAAGTATATGTCACCTGTAAAATCACTTAGTTGCAAGTTGTTTAAATGCACATCACCGCTTACGTCAAGTTTATGAGCAGGATTTGTAGTTCCAATACCCACGTTGCCTGTGCCTTGATTTGTGCCAAGTCCTAACCCTGTAGCATAGATTAAATTACCAATATTTAATTGGTTATTTCCTGCTGAATTAGGTGCTTGTAATTGACGACCTATTAAAATATTGTTGTCACCTGTAGTGTCATTACCTGTATAATATCCGATATTAATGTTATAATCTCCTCCACTACCTTCGGTAGATTTATATCCTGTATATGAGCCTATATGTATATTAGATAGTCCTTGATACCCTTGTCCTGCGGCATGACCTAAAGCGGTATTGTGATTGTTGTTTGAAGTAAGTTTCCATAAAGCACCTTGACCTACTGCGGTATTATAACTTGCAGATGATAGTGTTGCTTGTCTTAAAGCAAAACTTCCAACCGCAGTGTTTCTTTGACCTGTTTGGTTATTATATCCTGCAACGTATCCTAAGTATGTATTACCATATCCTGTAGTATTGTTTACTCCTGTTGAATAACCTACTGCGGTATTTTCTCGTCCTGTTGTAGTATTCTGTAGTGCGCTTCCACCAAAAGCAACATTGTCTTGTCCTATTGTTACAGATTGTAAAGCACTTACACCGAAAGAAGTATAGTGTGCATTTCCTGCTTGAGCAAATAAATTGTTGTCTTTATAAAAATATCCTGCCGTACTATTTGCTTTTCTATAAAATAAAGTGTTTTGGTCTAATGCGCTATCAGAGGAATTATCCGTATATGTTGTTGTGGTGTTGTCGTTAATGGTTGCTAACTTTTTACCATAGTATGGACTTTGATTTGCTTGAGTACGATAAATATCACGAGCAATTACACGAGGGTCAGGAGATGTAGGAATGCCTGTCAATTGTACTTGACCCGCAGTTGTGTTGTCTACAATCGTTATCGTTTTGAATAGTACGCTATTATAAGCACCTGTTTCCCCTCCATCAGCCGTTTTGTATACTATGTGGTAGGTATGACTTCCGTTGTCAATATTTCCTGCTACATTTTGAATCGTAGCAACAAAGTTTAGGGCATCAGTAGTGCTTACCTCAGCAACGGTATCAAAATTGAAGTTACCTCCCACATCAAGTAATGCGGAGTTGTTAGAGATTTTTCCAATCGTAAGGTCACCCTCAACGTGCAAATTGTTTTTGATGTAAGCATTGCCTTCAACGTGTAGTTTTGAGGTTGGATTCGATGTACCAATACCTACTTTACCTGCTGAGTCTATTACAAATAGGTCATTACCATCATTAGCAGTATCAATATGAAACTTGTTACTACTATCTACATAAAATCTTGTTACACCTTGATTAGCAGCGGAATCTGTTCCTCTAAGTCTTAAATCATTTTGGAAATCAACACGTCCTGCGACTGTTAATGGCGAACTTGGTGATGTTGTGCCGATACCTACGTTGCCACTACCAAGAACGCTAAATATATTTGCGTTAGAGTAATTACGAACTTTTAGTAATATAGTATCAGTGTCAGCCCCTCCAATCGTAACATGAGTATTAGCATCGGGTAAATCAGTAAGTGATTTTCCAATCATCAACCCTGTAGAAGAAAACAGATTACCCTTACTTGCTGATGAAGAATGGGTTCTTCCGTAGAATCTCATTCCCGAATTAGACGCTGGTCCATTTAAGAATTGGAACTCATCAGTATCGCTTAAAGGATACATACTTCCCCAACCAATAACAAGTTTTCTGTTGGCGTTAGTTGCGTGACGAACCATCATTGTATTACCAACATCCAAAATACGTTCTGGGTCGGTAACGCCAATACCTAGTTTACCATCGTTCTTTAATATTACTAATGGGTTTGTTTTGGTTGTACCAATAAAATACTCCTCACCTGTAGAACCTGTAAAATCCCCCGAATCCGATAACCCTGCTACAAACTTTTCTGAATTGCCCGAATGGTATTTAAGGAGTGATGAGTATCCTACATTGTCATTTCTTCTAATTATCAACCCTGCATTAGAAGGACTTTCTACAACAGGTGCAGAAGTTGAATAAGTATGAAGTATACCCGCAGGACTTGTTGTTCCAATGCCTACATTACCGCCTCTATTAAGAACCATTCTTATAGAACCATTTGTAAGGAAAGCCATGTGTAGTGTTGAATCTGCACCACTTGAACTGCTAAATAGTGTTATACGACCTCTATTAGTGTATTCAGCATAAATATCAAAGGGAGTGAAATTACCTATAAGTTTGTTAACTCGTGCAGTACCATTAACGTGCAACTTTTCGGTTGGACTCGTTGTACCAATACCTACGTTTCCATCAACATAAAAATTACCATTGCTTTCAAGGTCAGTAATCTTATTAAACTGCGTACCATCACTAACGTAAAATTCTTTAGTGTCTGTTGCGTATGCAATCTGACCTTGTCTTTGACTTGCGGAACTTACTGCTTGTATCTGAGCCTCTGTTCCTCGTGTTGCTAATATCTTAACTGCCATACTCTCCTCCGTCTAAAATATATTGGTCGTCATCACCTAAAGCAAAACCAAGATTTAACCAACTTAGGTTTATGTTTGTCCCATCACTTTTAGTCACCATAAAGTAAGGCACACCCGATAATAGTTCGGTATTAGGTTTTGGAAGTGTGTATCCAAGTGGAGTTGTTGTTTGTGGGATTACTATGGGGTTGTTATTCTCATCTTTTCCAAAAATAGTAAACGGTACTTTTGCATCAATAGCATCTCCAGCAAGTGTAAGACCCGCATCCTCTAAAACCTGCAAAACATCTACCGCATCATTAATAGTATCAGATGACAACCTACTTGTGATGTAGTTTACTAAGTCTGTTTGATCTGTTACAGTACCTACAATATCTCCCCAAGTAGAACCTTCTGTATAAACATACTTGTTTGGGTTGATTACCGATACAGACATCTTTTGTTTAGTCTGTACGTCTAAAGCTTCTGAGGCGGTTACTGATACGCTTAAAGTTGGAGATTGTTGTGTTGCTACTATTGCATTTCCCGCTTCACTATCTATAGACAAACTAACATTAGAGCCATCATTTATAGCAATAGATTTATAGTCTGTTGCAGGGGTAACAGATACGTCAACACTATTTGTGTTGGATATCGTTATGTTTATTGGTTCTGACATTATGAAGTAACATCATCATTTATTGTAAATGTTCCATACAACCAAGTAGTGACAGTCCCGCTTCCACTTAATGTTTGCAAATCATATATGTAAACGCCAGAATTCACATTCATTTCTGATGATGTAGCAGAAATAACAAGCTGACCATCTGATCCACCGGTGTAGTTAAATACATTATCAGCAATAATATCAGAGTCGTTTGTTGCATCCTTTACATCTAATTTAAATGTATATGTTGTTAGATTAATAGCAGTACCGCTAGAATCTTTAAAGTTAAGTGTAAGGGTAAACGTATCACCCTTTCTGCAAGTGATATCTAGTCGTTGTGCTATATCTAAGTTTACTGATGCCATCTTTTTTTACAAATTTACAATATTAAACCCTAGTTAATTCTAAGCACTCAGCATCTGTCTTAGGAAAGTTCCACATAGCAATTTCATTTATTCTTACCGTGCCTGGCACTTCTGCAGATCCGAATGAGGGATTTAATTCTATCTCGTCTACCACTTCTGTAAATGTTTGTGAGTTAAACCCTTCTTTTACACCATTTAAAAAGAAAGATAAATTTGATCCGTCATACTTAACAATTATTCGTACAAAACCGTCAATTGTATCAACATCTCCAGGGGTGTTTGGAATCCATGCTGTATTACCAATTTCAGATCTTACTCTATATCTGTCTGGGTCGTTAAGTAAACCTATTGTAATTATTTTACTACCAGGTACGGCTAGTGCGGGTCGCTCTGCTCTTAAACTAATTATAGTGTTACTATCTTCAGATACCGCATCAAAGTCTATATAAAATGTGAATTCTTTGTCTACTATTATTTCATTAGAAACTAAATCCTTAATTCGCCAATCATCTCTTGGTTCTACTAATTCTAAAGATGGACAGGCTGTTCCATCCAATGTGGCTAAATTATCTGAATTAACACCACCAGTAAAAACAGCATCACCATCTCCATTAGAAGGTATTTGAGAATGTGTTACTCCAGCGGAATTTCTATTAGCTTTGTACCAAAGTTTTAAATCTTTATATAGTCTGCTTGGCATTTTTTAACTGTTTATGATTTCTAAAAGCTTTGGGTACACCTGCTCTTTTACAACACGAAAAGCGGCAGCGTTAGGATGCCAATCATCGTCAAATGTGTATTTAGGGTCTATTTCAATTTCACCCGCTATGTAAGCATCTTGTTTGCTAGAATATACACTCGTGTCGTAGGTTAATAATGGGGCAAAAGCATCCACATATTTTAAGTGTGTGGGATTTTGTGTTTGTTTAGCATCTAAGTAGTCTATTATAGAGTCAAAATTAGAACCAGCGGTAGTGCCAGACCCGTTATTAACGTAAGCAGGACCGTTTGGATCTGGATTAACTGGAGGACTAGCATATCCCAAAAAGATAGCTTGTCTTTTATTATAAAAACTACCATAACCAGAAGAATCTGATTCTGAAGGAGTTAATCTATAAGGAGGAGGTATAGTATATAAAACTTTCATCCCTTTAGCTATTGCAGCTTCAACAATAGCTATTACATTATCTATAGCATCGTTAACCATATTTTGAATAGCAGCAGCGTCCGATTCTATAGTTAATGACTCACTTCCTTGAAACTCATTAGAAAAATCTAGATACCAAAGTATAGGGGTTACGTTGTCCGATATAAAGTCTTGATTACTTATATTATGGTCAAATATGTATTTGTGATGAACCGCAGAACTCCCTCCTACTCCATAATGAGTTAATTCTGTTGGGAAGCGTTTGAGTGGGTTAGCGTAATAGTTGCTAAATTCTGAATCAGAACCACCTTCTGGATAGTCAGAATCATTTTTAGGAAAATCTAAATCGCTATCCTCAATAGTGCTATAATCATATAACCTTAAATCGTGAGCAATTTCTACATCATCACCTTGATAGTCTCCATATTGACTATCATCTTGAAAATATTGTCTAGTAGCTGTGTCAACTTCATCTAAAGATATTTTTTCATTTTCCGCACATATAGACATTATAACCTTGTCTCTACGCTTTATATAAGCAGTTAATGAATCTCCTAATACAAAAAACTTTATGGCTTTAGTAGCATCATTAGGATCTACTGTTGGAAATATAACAGGTGTTTCATCCATAAGGGATGTTATTAACGAGAAGGTATTGTCATAGTTTTCAGAGGTGCTACCTATATTACGGGTAAGCCTGTCAGCTATTAGACCTTCTCTTGTTTTGTTATTATAAAACTTACCTCTGTTTTCAACACACTTGTCATCAACGATTGTATCAGCTAAAGAGGTGTTATCAAAATAATCCTTTAGCCAAGACGGTAGTCCGATAACATTAGACACCTTTCCTAATAAATTTCCTAATCCTAACATTAGATCGTATATGCGTTATAATATTTGTTTACTTTATTTAGTATAGCAGCTTTTTCATTAACATCTTTATAGCTATTAAATATGACAAGCTCTTGGAAGTCTCCTAAAAACTCATAATCTTCAGACGGTCTTGCTCCTATGTATAGTTTTGAGGTTGTGGTGTTTATAGTTCCCGATAGATTATTACCATTTGAAAATGTTTCGTTTACTTGTAGGTCAATAATATCATTATTTGTTTTATCTCTACTAAAAGAATGTATTCGCAAATCACTACTAGCAGAAACAGTTAAATCTACAGAACCAGTAGAATCAGAATAACGCACGTTTGTAGGACTTGTATATATGAACTCATATTCTTTATTGCTATCATCTAGACGTTTTGAAAACATAGCATTGTTGCTGCTTGTACCATCATGTGAGCCTACAAAATACGCAAACATATCACCTGTGATTTTGTTACTTGTATTGCTATTGACTCTTAGCCAGTCTTTTTCAATAGTTGGCGGCAGGGGTGGATCTGGAGGTGGATCTGTATTGTCGGGTATCACTTGTAATAAGGGTGCTGAAATTAGCCCGTTTTTTCTACTTAATACTGCAACAGTTTCTTCTACTTGTCTTATTATTTGTGGTTGTCTTGCAATAGGCTTTGCATAAGCGTTTCCAGTGGTAATGTCTGGCGAGGTATAAGTATCTAAAGGGTTATCGTACACTTTAGAATTTGCAGCTTGATTATAAAATCTAACTATACTCCCGTTTGAAGTACCAATAAAAGATAGCAATTCATCTATATCTATCTTTCCATTACCTAAAGGATAAAAGTCTTTTGTTTCACTCCCTGCCTTTACCTCAACTAAAGCACCGTAATAATCTGGGGAGAGTCTTCTAAAACTGTATGCTGCTACAACATCTGAATGCGAAGAATTAAACACATAATTTAAGTCTTCTACAGAATCGCTTTCTAAAACAATTTTAGATGACGTGTCAGATGATATGTTAAATAATACACTCATTAGTCTGTTATATCGTTTAATTCAGAGTCTATTAAAAACTCATTTATAAAGTAAAAAGCTTTATACAAATTACCTTGACCCAAACTTAAAGTTGATAAGCTAGAAACATCGTATGTGCCTTCTTTCTTTACGACTATTCGCCCGTTTAAGCTTATGTTTAACTTATCTACTGAAGATGGATTTGTACTATCTGATTGATAAGCAATTGCTATTTTATTTTCTTCAGCACTAGGTGTAAAAGACTCGCCTAAAACCGACATCACCCCAGCGGAAGTTCCACCAGTAAAACAACATATCGTCCCTGTTTCGGGTAAGCTAATTGAATAAGAGTTAGTAGTTTCAGCAGGTCGTGTAACGGAAGACCCAGAGGTGTGAATTAAACTTGACGGTTCTCCTGGCTCTAGTTGAACACCATAACAACTTATTGTGCCACTTGAACTAGTTACACTAGGATATATTTTAACTACAGATGATGTGCTAGTTGCTAATTCAGTAACATAAACCCTATACCAACCATCTTTTAAATATTTGTACTTTACTGTTTGTTTTGTAGGGTTATTGTGGTTAGTTATCGCAGATAAGGTTTCACCGTCCCACTCGATATTAAAAGAGTATCCTACGTTCTCGAACTCTATTTTAGATTCAGAAGAGTTTATGTTTTTTATGTATAAGCTTTTGCCATATAGATCGCCTAGACTTACAGTAATACTAGTTGAAGAAACATAACCGCTATTAGACCCTGTAATTAAACTTGCGTTTTGTGTGCCTTCTGGACTATTGGTAGCGTTTTCTGTAATAGTAGCACCATTTAAACTGTATCCCGCAGCTTCAATATTTGAATAAGGTACAAGGTTTATAGAAGAGTCTTCTATTAAAAAAGCAGGCACTCCTAAAGAGTAATCTAACCTTGGAACGTTAGCATCTGATACAACTTTTTTCAAATAGCCGTCTTTACCAACGTAAGAAACGTTAGAGGTGTTTCTAGTAAATGTAAAAAAAGTGTCCGTAGGCTTTGTTACCCACATTTTACCTTCTACATAACCATCTGGTATTACAACCAAAGAAGACTTGTCGTATAGATTTGTTTTAACCATATTATCCTAATGCTCTATGGTATGCTATTACTTTTCCAGCACTTAACTGAATGCTAGTAAAATCACCATAAATTGTTAGCCCTGCTGGAATTACAGTACCACTAGCTAAATTATCACCAGTTGTAGTGACAATGCCGTTTGCGCCCACTGTAGCTTCTTCTAAAACTGTGATAGCAACAACATCTAGTCCAGTAACATCGGTAGTTACAGTAATGTGTTTAAACCCTGCCGCACCAAAGCTTTGTTGATTTACAGCACTGTTTCTAAAAAATTTTGCCATTTTTTTATTTTTTTACAAATTTACTAAATCATTGATTGCTAAATAATTGAGATAACAAGTCCTCACTTTGTTCCTCAGTAAGTTCACCTCGCTTTCCTTGTCGTTGTGATACTAGCTTAGACTGCTCTACAGCTTGTTTCTTAATTCTATCCTCTTTAGCCTTTTCTCGCTTGTCTTCCGCTTGTTGTTGAAATCCATACTGACGTTCAACATTAGCATCACGAGTTTGAGATTTTAACTTTTCAAGCTCCATTTTATATCCATACTCTACCTCTAGCAGTTTGGATTTCACCTGGGCTTCTATTTGTGCTTTTTGAGCTTCTAGCTGCGCCTCTAGCTGCATTTTTTGGGCTTCTAGTTGCGCTGTTACCTGTGCCGTTTGTTGATTGGCTTGTGCCTGCATCTGAGAGTTTTGCTGCGCCATCTGCTGACGTTGCTTGATACGCTTCTTTCTACGTACCACAAGCAATCTCTCCGCTTGGTCTACATCTTTAAGCCTACGTATAGCCATAGCATCCTCAAGGTCTAACTCCCCTTGGGCGATAGACTGCTGAATATTTTGCTCCAGATACACTCTATCTTCATCATTCATGTTAGTTACTACACGAACGCCAAAGTTATACATAGGCATATCTTTAAACGATGATAGGATGCTCATATTGGTTTCACCTACCGCCTTTTCATAAACCTTGTATAGTATAGACTTTGGAGAAAGCACTTGTAAACATTTCACTATATCCTCACATACTCTTTTGTAGAGTACTTGTGATGCATAGGTGATGTCGTAAATAGCATTATTGGAAGCTGATATAGCTTGTTGTCTAACGCCTACGAGTGAGTCACCTTTAGGTGTTGATCCGTCTACAACCTCATTAAGACCCGTAGTATCACGAATCATATTTAGGTATTGATTGTATAGAGCAATAAGTTCTTGAATGTTTCTAATCCTATTTCCTATCTCCCTTACTGGTGGGTTTTGGAATCCACCTTCAGGGTTCTTACTCCTATAGTAAAACACACCCGTCTGTTCGTAAATGTCTTGTATTTCTAGCGGTTGCAGTTCACCACCACGACCTAGCTGAACATTCTCCAATCCTTCAATATCTATAATAAGACCGTCTGGCTTGGCTTTAGCAATAGACTGCTGAAGCTTTAGGTGTGCTAGTTGCATCATATCAGCATACTGCTTGATGCTAGAAACCATAGACTTAGGCATCATCCTACGTATGTTCGTAGCAATGACGCTGTACGACATCTTAGTGCGGGTAATATCGTGGACGTTTCTCGGCAAGTTCTTCTTTAATCCGTAATCAAATAAAAACTTTGTCCCTACGACAAACTTCCCTCCGTATACTGTGGCGTGTTCCATCTTATGAGCCTTACGCTCAAAAACACTGCCCGAAGGCATAGTAGGTTCGTTTTGCCCCTTGTAGTAAAATCCTACGTTTCCAAACCTAGACTCCTTCTCCTCAAAATAGAGACAGTCGGATGACATAAACTCAAAATCCAACACCTCAACGACATACTCGTCATATCCAAATATTGTTTTTTGTAACGTCTTATCGTAATTACTATTGTTGAATTTTGTAGGGTCGTTGGAATATCTAGTGCTTACCTGACGTGCCATCTGCTCGTACTGTTCCTCCTCGAACTGACCACGAGATATACGTTTTAGTTCCTCAATGGTCATGCGCTGGATATGTCCCGCATACTTGAGGTCGTTCATCGTAGCGTCCTCCGTTTGTGAGTGTACGAAATATTCAGGATCAACATACTTTGTGGTGATGCCGTAGTTTGGGTCGTTATCCCTTTTTACCACAGCCATCCCTACGCTTACCAAATCCTCAACACTTCTACGATAAATAGTTTCGGGAAAGTCGTTCCATTGAAGAGTTAGGTTGGTTGCTATCTGTGCAGCAATCTCTGATGCTACCTTAATATTGGTATCTAGAAATATTTCTGCTTCTTCAGGGCTGTCGGGAAGTTTATCTACATCTATTCCTGGGTTTAGACCAGCCTCTTTTAGCTTGTTGAAAAACTCTCTATTTTCAACTCCCGCTTGTACCTCTGCCTTTTTACGCTCCTTCTCTGTGAGTGATAATGGGTCTACCGCTTCTAGATTGGGATAAGGCTCACGAGAAAGGATTTTGTTTACTACTATCTTTACAAACTTAGGTACAATGGGTACTGGTGACCAATCTATATTTAATAAAGTCCCGTCACCATTGTTTGGGTCTAGAGAGTTTAAAACTTGTTTGTATTTTGATGTATCTTGCGTTCCGTTTGCGTAATCTCTATTGGTATTAAATTCTTTAAGTCTACGGTTATATAAGGAACTTGTTTCATTTGAAGAACCCCATTGCCCCATGATAGCACGAGCGTATTTTAATCCATAAGATTTCGCAGTCTTCTCTACGAAGGATGCTAACGGATCAGGGAAACTTCCGTAGTTTTTTGTACTTGACATATCTAGTATATTGGTAAACCCACAATTATGCAAATATACTAAATACCTGTAAGTAAATTATTTAGAACTCTCTAGCCTTATATCTACGGAAAAAGACCTTTTCACTTAAATCCGACTTCTTCACTTCTTTGACAGCCTTTTGAGAAGCTAATAATGCTAGACCTGAAGATATAGTCATATCAAACTTTGTCCTATCGTCAATGTTAAATCCTATCCAATCTTGTAGCGTTCTATTGAAATACATGCGACCGTAGTCACCGGTGTCTCCGTTCATACCGACATGCTCGTGGACGTAAGCCTCAATAGCTTGAGCGTGTGCTTGAATAACATCTTTACTGTTAGAAGGTATACCCTTTGTCTTTACATTATGTGAAGACCCTGGAGGTGTGAGGTGTTCGGGTCTATTCATAACATACTCGTCATAGCCTCTTGCCTCAAAATACCTTACAATGCCGTACTTGTTATTTTCTATTAGCAGTGGGTATCCATAAAACACCGAAGCCATTAATATATCTTCATAGAAGATACGTGCTAGAGGAGGTCTTTCCGCATATTCCGCTACAAAAATATTTGAGGGAAATTGCATGTTAAACTTGTTATAGAAGTGACAAGCCCCTTTAGAACCCCTTCCGTCTACAGTTTTGTCAAGGTCGTAGCTATCCACACCACCCACGCCAATAAGTGGGTTTCCAGGGTGGTGCTTTCCGTATTTGGTAACCTTTAAGTTGCGACTTTCTTGTGGGGGTAGCCACGACACCCTCCACTTGCCGTTTTTATCGGGTGACCATACAACCTGTGAATCTTGAATGCCGTCCTTCCACATAAAGTTTCCACGAACCACAGGTGAGGGGTACAACTCCTCATTGTGTGCTATCTGCTCGTA